TCTACGTCTGCGCTGACATCGGTAACCCGTGGCACAAAATGAATCCACAGGTATTGGTCAACCTCGCTGAACGGATAGACAAACAGGTTGTCCGCACAGACCTTGTAGTTTCCCTCGGTGCTGATGACGTTGGTCCAGGGGTCTTCGTTCGGGCCGGTTCTGCCAGAGTCATACAGAGAGAGCATGTCTTCTGCGACCGGCAATGTTTGCGGGACATTGGACGAGGATGGTTCGGCGTCTGACTGAAGTCTGAAGATCGCAATGATGCGGCTCCAATCGCCAACAGTGCCACCGTTCTCAAGGTCCGTTGCTCCTGGCAGGTCAACCTTCACCTCACCGGACTCGTATTTGATGCGGGCGGTCTTGTGAAAGTAGTCGATGGTCCTGGCCACGATGTCGGCGTAGACCTCTCGATTCGCCGCGATGATCAGGCCGTTGAGGTCCGCGTCTGTCCACTGTGCGGCGGTCGGCTCGTTGATGAAGAACCGAACGCGCCCTCTTGCGGCTTCTAGATCCATATCAGTCTCCTAGACCGGCGCACTTGCGGGAACCGACACAGAGACGAACGGGTCGGACACGTTCAAAATCCGATCGCGGTATCGCCTGATCAAAAACTCAGTGAACTCTGGATCACAGGCAGCTAAGGCGGCATCCTCGTAATCTTTGTCAACCTTGGCCTGCTGCTTGGCAACATCTTTGTGGTGCATCCTCTTGGCTTCCTTGATGCCTTTGTTGCGAGCGGCCCAGTTCGCCTCATCGAGCTGGTCGATAACACCCCAAGTCTCCCCGTCCTCTAGCTCTCTGATTCTGTAGAGCTTTCCGTCGCCGCCCTTGGCAAACGCAAGGAACTTCTTGGTCACCATATAGTAGACAACGACAACATGCGGGTACTTGGCTTGTACGGCGTCCTGAACCTCTTGAGGGAACCCGTGATCACAGGCGTTCCTTACGTCGTCACCAAAGCCTGGGACGAAGCTGAACTCATGGCCGGCTTGCTTGATAAGACCCACAAAACCCCCCAAACCTGCGGTTGCCCTCCCGCCACTCCGAAGAATGGCGGGAGAGGCAACGCAAAGGCCACTACTAGCTGGGATTACCGCTAATGGTAATGCGGGTGAGAGCGCCGTGGGCGTTCAAGGACTCCCAACCAAGCTGCATGTAAGCCTTGTAGAAGGCTCGCACCGAGTCATTGCCGGTGACCGCGAGAGACTTCAGGATGGCTCCACCCCGATCGTCCCAACCGAAGTCACGACGAACCGCCCAGAAGAGGTCACTCTCCGAGAGGATAAACATCGCACCATAGGGGCAATACTTGTCCACAACCCAATCATACTCGCGGTCAGACGAGAACTTCAGGGTCTGATAGCCACCGCTGAAGTTCGGGCTGTTGGTGAACTGCACATTACCAATCAAGTCGTCGGCATACTCCTTGAGAAGCGTGTAGTGGGAGATGAGAAGGCTTGGCTTCCCGGCCCCAACCTCTTCGATGTTGTGGATGGTTTCATGAATCTTCATGTCATCAAACGCACCATTAACATCCAAGGTGTAGGACTGCCAGGTATAGTCAGCACCAGTTGTACAGGTGATACCCTGGAACGCCTGACTACCTTCAGCCTGATACTGCGAAAGGATGCAGCCAAGACCGTTGAGGCCATTCTCAAACTCATACTCGCCATCGGTCGTGGAAGACCCCATGACAAAGTAATCATCCTTGGCGGGAGCATTTCCACCACCTTCCAGAACCTTGATGGTCGCCCCGTCAACAACAGACTGAATGGTGCCATAACCATCACCGGCTGACGCCAGTTGTGTCTGGGTTCCCCAGGTGACCTTCTGGCCTGCCTTGAAGTATCGAGTCTGGCCGAAGTCGTTGCCCCCGGCAGGGACAGGCGCCATTGTGCTCGCATACCCCAAAGGCTCGATCATATCCTCACAAACCCACGGGTTGCCTGCCGTTCCAGCACCAGCAACAGCAGCATCATCGCACCTTCCAAGGAGGCCGTTGAACTTCCCGCTAGCACCAACACTGGCTCCAGCCTGGCCGAATCCGAAAATCTTGCTTCCGAAGTGGTCCTTGGCATCGTTGACGAGGCCACGCATTTCGGAATCAAGGGCACGGCGGAAGCCGCCACGGTCACTGAGAACAGAGTCCAGGGCCAAGCCGGTCAACTGGATGGTCCCGTAGAACAGGACATCCGAAATCGAGGCTTGCTCGTAGTTCTGTCCACCAGCATCAGGAAGGGTGCCACTTTCCGAGCGAAAGCCGACGCCGCTATTGCGCTGCGTGTGAATCGGGAACTTGACCTCGCGGCCACTCCACTTCATGTCTTTGCGCTTCTCAAGTCGATCGAGAGCGAAGTTGGAATTGTTGAGCTGCTCCGCGATACGCGGACCATAGAAATCTTTGAGAAGGCCGTCTAGTGACGTAGCGCCATCAACAGAACCTTTTGAAACACCAGCCATTGTAATACTCCTGAGTTATCAAGACGGGACGTTGGTGTTGAGCCAAACATCTACCGCCGATTCAAACTCTTTCTTTGACATTTTTGCAGGACTAGGGGGCGGTTTGCCCGTAGCCACATTGGTCGAACCTCTCGACCTGATGGGCTTCCTAGATGATTTGCGATTTTTGACTTTACCGACCGCAGCCTCCTGGGCCTGCTTGTAGATGGAGTCGAAGGTTCTGAACGCCGAACTAACAGCGGCACCCACCTCTTCGATGCGGTTTGGATCGGCCCCGACTGCACCCAGATGGGTATAGCCAGCCTCCCACAACCTCGCCTTGACCTCTTTGCTGCCCTCAAACTTTGTGCCTTTGGTGGCACTCTCGACGTACCCCTGGATGGTATTCTGCACCCAGTTCTGGTAGTTGGATTGGCGCTGGTGGTCTTCCACCCGGCGCTTCTCCTGCTGCCTGTCAGACTTCATGCTTGCCAGCTCGTCGCGAGTCCTTCGCAGGTCCACGCGCATCACATGCAAGTCGTAGTCTGGGTCATCTTGATCAAGTTCAGCATAGGGGTCTCTTGGCGCAGGCTCTGGTTTCCTGTTGGTTTCAATAAGCATCTGACGAAGCTCTTGAATAACCCCAACAAGTTGCTGGTTCTGGCTAGACAGGTCTTCAAGACGCTGATCACGGTTTGACATTTTACGGTCAAGTTCCGCCTTCAGATTCTCGATTCGCTGGTGGTCAACAACCGGCTCCTCTTCCTCACCACTCGCTTCAGCAGTCTCCTCCGAGTACGGATTCTCTACCTCTTCCCCACCCTCTACGGTTTCTTCGCCCGAGCTTAACGCGCTCGCCTCGACAGAAACACCCTCGACTTCAGGAGTCTGCGATGATGCTTCCGACTCGGTCCCCGTATCTTCAGCAGGAACGTCCGCGCTGGAGTCCAACGCCTCGTTCCACTGATCACTTGTTCCCCAGGCTGGTCCTGGCTTTTCTTCTTGGGACATGCCCAACTCCCGGTCGTTACGCGACCAACCGATTAAATCGTTCTTCCAGCAATCTCTTCAAGACCCTCAAGCTCTGCCATTGATGGCTCAGGAGTGGGCAATCCCTCTCCCCCCGCCTGAAACGCCGGCACGTCTGGAGTCATACCGCCCATCTCTGGGCCTGGTGGTCCTTGCGGCCCTCCCGGCCCTCCCGGTCCTTGCGGTCCAGGTGGCGCTCCGCCCTGGAGCATGGCCGCATGTTGCTGTATGTGCAACATAAAAGCCTGCCTGACGTTCTCTGGTGCGCCATAGAACTTGTTCTCTTTCATCGAGTCGATGTGCGCCTCAAGGTGCGATGCGTGGTCCTCATGCTGGCTCGCAATGACCTGATCGCCGTCGTAAATCATGCCGTTTTCGTTCCGTGCGCGCTCTTTGTCGCGGTCCATGCCATCGTAGATATCCCCAATATCCCCAAACTCCAACATCTTCAAGGCTTTTTCGCGCGTTATCAATCCCATCTGCGCCAACTGCAGTACGAGCTGGCGGCGTGCTTCGCGGTTCTGGGGCAGACTCGACTCAATCTGGAACTCGACATCTTCAAAGCGAATCTTGGCAGCATCCAGGCTCTTTGCCTCGCTGATGGCGTTCTCTCCAAGTATCCGATAGTTGAGTGGATAATCGGCATTGTCTCGCCATGTCTCCAGCATCATCCTGCCCAGGATTCGGAGCGCCTGGCGCATACACTTCAGCGTCGGGCCGAGCTTCGTATTGTCCTGCTCTGCCTGGAACAGAACCGATCGACCGGACTGAGAGGCGCCAGCGGACATGCCCATCGACGCCTCGTGGAGGCCCAGGACGTACTGTTGCGCCTCTCTAAACATGCCGGCGAGGTTCATCATGTTTGGCGAAACCGGGTCACCTCGAACCCATTGCGGAGGGCCGTGGGTTGGGTTGTATTCGATCTTCTCGCCAGGGGCAGACGTAATCTTGGTT